GACTCCCTTTAAAGCAAACCACCCAACAATTAAACCACCAACAATAGCTAAAACCTTGAGTGCAATTTGAGTTTTATTATTATTAGTGGTTGTTGCAATTTCTTTATTATTATTGCTAGTATTAATTACCACTTGGCTTAATGTTCCCATCATTGAACTTGTTGTCTGTAAATAACTAGTTTTAAATTCTGTTACAATTTCCTTTACATCATTCATTTGTGTTTTAATCGAATTTAATTGCTCCTTTGTACTAGCATTATCAATTTGAAGATCCTGAATCTTATCTGTATGCTCCTCTAATATTTTTTTATGGTCGTCCAAAACTTCCTTTATTTCTGGCTCAATGCTCAAATTCAACACCTCTTCCATAATTATATTTTTCATGTTGACAATTGCCCCTTTCTTGATGTATAATTCAGACAAGTCTTACAAAGTTAACGCTTTGTAATTCCCAAATGACAGTCCAGATGGGCAATATCTGGCTGTCAAATACATACAAAACTGAATAAAATAATATTGACCAATTTAATAGGTTAATAAAGAGGTGTAATTTTTATTTTATACCTCTAATTGGCATTTGTTTTATTATCCTAAATATTTTCCAACTGCTTCAGCCGTATTGTATTTTGTTTTTCCACTTAATAAAATTTCACAAGGATGTCCAACACTAGATCCTCCAACTATAATCAACTTCTTTGAACTCATCGCATCTTTTGGTACAGATTTATCAGCAGGTCGAATAAATAAAGCACAGTTACCATTTTTTTCAGAAACATCTGTCCCAGACCAATAATCTTCTTTACTGTAAAGCAATACACAAACATCTAACATATCATTCACTCCTTGATTATTATTTATTGCTGATTGAATAGTAGAAGTAATTTGTTCTTTATAAGCAATATCAAGATGCTCTAAAATCCCCTTACTAATAGCAACACTCGCTTTATCCATATTTGCTAAAATAGCATCTTCCTCAGAATCAATAAATCCATATTCAACTAAACAAGCATCTGTATTTGTTCCATCGAATTTACGCAAAACATAAAAATTACTTGCCTTAACTTTACGGGCAATCATCATGTTTAAAGCAAAAACCATATTACTTTGAATACTTCTACTTAATTTCTCATCTGTTCCTCCAAATTTAAAACAGTGACATTCGATTCCTTTGGCTGATTTATTAAACGCATTATTATGAAAACTTATAAAGACATCAGGATTATATTGTTTCGCAATTGCAATACGATTCTGTAAATCTTCATTTATATCATATGAATTTGAACAAAAATCTTTATCAGTTGTTCTAGTATAATTTACTGTGACTCCATGTTGTTGAAGTATTTTTCCTACTTTTAGTCCTAAAGTTAAATTATTATTTTTTTCTTGTGTTTTAATACCCAATGCCCCTGGATCACGACCTCCATGACCTATATCGAGCACGACTACCTTATTTTTTATCATAATTATTCACCTTCCATTTAATTAATAAAAAGAATTAAATCTTATTATCCATTCTCCACTATTTTCTGAAATATTAATTATTTAATAACTTCTAATATACCTTAACTTATCTGAACTAATTACCTCTTGTGGCGAAGGATATCTTTTCTTTACTAATCTCATTCCATCAACTTTAGCATATGAATCATTAACCAATTCACTACACACATCACTATTTCTATCCCTGATTCTAAACCTGAACTTTAATATTCTTTTCAAAAACATAAAAATTAATAAACCATAATCGTACTTATCTCCAACTTTTGATATAGCATAATCACAAATTAATTTTCTTTGAATATCTGTTAAAGAATCGCATGTATAGACATCTAGATAATTTTTATATTTATCTATATTACAATATTGAATTCCATTCCAATCTGCTTCTATTGCAATGCCATCTGATATATAAATTATCAAATGTGAATAATTAGAATTTGTTAATTTTTTAACTATTTTTGATATTGGATTTGAACCTTTATATGCTAATATATCTGTTGGTTTTATTTCATTAATATCCATGATTAAACACCACTCATTTTCGCTGAAATGTACATCTCTCGTAATTCTGTATTAATTTTTTTAAGGTCAATGATTCCTCCAACTTTCCATATTTCTAAAGGAGAAGAAATATTTGATAAATCAATACTAGAATGTTCTAATATTGTACTTAATATATTAACTTTTGCTTGTAATTGAGGAGTAATTGATTCTGGAGGTAATATTGAGACCATTTCTTTTAAAATTAAACCTAATATATCACTGTAATATTCCAAGTAACTGACATTCTTGCTTAGACTACCCGTTTGTTTTTCTAAATCTTTCTCTACAATTTGCCATAGATCAATCGAATCAGACATTAACACATCACTCCTAACGCATACAATTCAAGATTCTTATTTATTGGATTTGATACTTTTATCGTAATTTCATTTATGTATTCAGGTAATTTAACCCTACCTTTAGACGATATTATTGTGTCTCCTTCAAAATGTACTTGAACATCATTTACTTCAAAAACCAATCCATTATTTTGTGATTCTTGGTAAATTTCTATGATGTTTGTTAATTTAGGGAGTTGAACTGTTTTAGAAACAACTCCTCCAGAATGTAAGATTAAAATCCCATCACCGATACTGCAATTTGATAAGATTAAATCGTTATTAATGAAGTCCTCATCAAAAAAGCAGAGATTGGTCAATGAATTATTATTTATACTTTGTTTCTTTGCTTCCAAAACCTCATGATAATCAAAATTCATATATCCATTTTCTAATGTATAAATTCTACCAACTATTCCATCAATCATTACAGGTTCTAATTTTACAATAGTCTTAGGAACATTAACTACATTTGTTATTTCTTGATATACAATAATTTGAACTTCTTCTTGAACTATTGAACCATCCTCTTGAATCACATCTTGCAATTCTGTAATATATTCATCTGATGCTATACGGTAAGTTACAGTTTGTTTGTCCCATTCTATTACTTTTTCTGATTCAATAGTCTCATCATATGTCTCAATTTCATTGCCAAATTCATCTGTAATGGTTTGGATATTATCTTTGTATAAATATTCACCATTATCATTGACTTTTTGTATTTTTTCATTTGTTGGTTCAGATATTGTTTTATTGAGATTGATAGGAAATGGGAGCAGAACCGAGTATTCGAAGTTTAATTTTTCTCTGTCGATTCCTGTAATTTTATTAGAAATTCTATCGAATAGTATTGTTTTCATTAAGATTGTACCTCCTTTATTGAACTTTATTGAACTTTATTGAACTTTATTGAACTTTATTGAACTTTATTGAGTTGATTTATTATATTATGATTGATTATTTGGCAATTAAAATAGAATTATCTTGTTGGGGTGATAGTTCTTGGATGAAATTATTTATTATTTGTTCTATGTTGTTGAACTCCCAATATGGGATTCTGAGTAAGGGGATATGATTTTTCTCACAGTATTCCGTTTTAATCTTATCCCTCTTTTTAGTTTCTATAAAATTCTTCTCTGCTTTTTCTTGCGATATACCACCAAATCTCACAGGTTCAAAATGCTGTTGCCCATCTGCTTCGATTAAACCTATTACATTATTATATTCATCTAATATTGCTGAATCAAAAGGTAATGGTTTAATGTTACGACAATCATCAAATTTATATTGAGGTTTAAAATTGATTTGCTTTTGAGTTAAGCATTCTTTAATTGCTAATTCTGCTCTATTAAGGTTACAATTTGGACATCCACCATAATCTCTTATTAAATTATTAGGGAATATTAACCAAGGTTCATTGCAGATATTACATAATATTTCTATTTTTGTTTTTGAATTTATGTATTTACCAATTACTGTGTATCTATTCTTATGTTTATCTTTTATTTGTTGAGTGAATTCATCTGTTGTTTTTTGAGCATTTCCATTACAATGTGGACATCCATGTCCATTCAATAGATGATAAGGAATAGGACTCCATGATTTATTACAAATAGTACAATAAACTTCAATTTGTTTGTCAATATTCTTAAACTTTCCTTTAATAATATATTTATCGCCAAAAACATTAAAAACTTGTGATTCAAAAGTTTCCTGCGATCTTGCTCTCATCTCTCCTTGTTTTTTATGCTGACAAACTGGACATTGCACTTCTTTACTTATTAAATCATAAGGAGAAACTTCCCATTCATAATTATTACATTCATTACAATTATGTCTAGTTAATAATTTAATACGACTCCCATTATATTTTTCTAATACTTCATATTGATTACCTCTTAAATTATATAATTCATTAATAAATTCTTCGTTCGTCTTTTTTCTCGTCATTATAATTTAATCATCCTTTCTGACAAAAGTTTTTAGAAATTGGAAAAGAGCCATGTATCAGCATAGCTCTTTTATTACAATAAATAAGTTTGCAACCTTATTTATCAACCATATTTATTATTTTTTGTTTATACATGATTAAGAAGTAATTAATGTATTAGTTGCTTTCGACACAAAACCTTCAACAACTAAACTATTTGTTGCCCACTTAGTAGGAGTCACCACACCACTCCTAACAATTCCATCATCTATCTTCACTAAATTTTTCCCTATAATTGGAATTAAATAGCAACTTCCAGCCCCATCTACAACAAATGAACCATTCGTTACATATTTGCTTAAAACTAATAGATAAAGTTGAGAGTTATACATACATAACCATCTGCTAATTCCCACAAGTGGTTTTGATATAGCAGTTAATCCATATTGTTTAGTATAATTTGCTAAATAACCTAATCCATTTATTGTGACTTTACTCCCAATATTTGTATTGATATTATCTGAAGCAAAGGGGAGATTTGATATTCCGATTTCACCATAGAGATTTAAATTGTCTTGACCAACTCTATAAGCTAATGATTTCCAAGGATGAATACCCTCTTTGGTTCCGCAAGCACTTGAGATGTCAACGATTTGCCATTCTGGAATTTCACTTAAAACCGTCACCTCTGTACTTGCTGAAATTGGACTTGGTGCTTCTAAATATTCTGAATAAGTCACTAGATTATACTCGTTACTCCAATTAAACAACACTTGTACTTCTTTTGTATTTTTACTAACAAGCAAAATATTACTCAACCCTGCATCTCTTCTTGGATTACTAGAAGATAAAACATCATAACCTGTTGGCTTTTTGAAGGTTAATTCAATGTTGCAGTAGTCCGTGTAGATGGTGGATGCTGTTACTCCGTCTGAAGCGTCTGCGTAGGCTAGGAAGTGGACGAAGCCGTCACTATTTATGATGTACGACTCAGGAATATTGCTGAAGACGCCTTGCACTCTCTGAACTGTAGCTGTAGTGTTATTTGTTGAGAAATTTACCCACGAAGAACTATTTGTACGCCAACTAGCAATTATAGCTTTATTTCCACTTGGACCACTACCATACCCCCACCAATTACAAACAACATTACTCAAATTATCCTTCAACCACTGTACCTTATCAATCGCAGGGATTGCGCCGTATTTTTGCTCCACAATTGCTATGATGTTATAGGAGAAAAGGTATTGTGCTATTGCACCATTCTCTAAACGAGAAGAAACGGATAAACTATTATCTAGTGATTTAATTAGATCTAATTGTCCTTGTGTAGGTTCAAGCCAAGTTCCAGTAGGTGTTTGTAATGTTGTAAGACCTGGAGCATACTTAAATAAATTAGGATTCTCAACTACACTCCCACTAACCTTCCCCACAAAATCATCCCTTACATCAACGGTTTGACCTGTCGCTAAACCAAATAAATTCACGATTTTATTCTGAAAAACAATATCCAAACTCACATAATCATTATTAATTACACTTGCAGTCACACCATCTGATACATCGCCATACGAAATTACATTCAATATTCCATTAGCATCAATAGCATTTGCTAATGTGACTGTGCTTGCACTTGTAATATCATAAGAAATTAATGTAATCCCTGCATTAGTATGATTACCTCCAACAGTCCAAGTATTGCTATTATTATCTCGAATTGCTACCGTGGCTTTATTGCCAGTTGGTGAACTTCCTGAACAATTGAGTTTTGGAATTAATTTACTTACATTAGATTTAATCCATGCCACTTTTAAAGCAGTCGTACTTGCAGGAATTTTACTACCTAATTTGCGTTCAATATTTTTAATTGTATTTAATTGATGAATTCTAACTGCTTGATCACCATTGACACTTGTGCTAAATGTAGTTAAAATTCCATCTAATGTAAACATTTTTGCGTATTCAGAAGTAATCAATTCTGTAGTAAAATCTGTGGGAGCAGGATTATTTGCTACAATCGCACTTAATGTCTTAGCAATATTCGGATTCTCCCATGTCCTACCACTAACCTTATTAGCATAATCACTTGTAATAGTTTGATTAGCATAAGGTAATCTAAACCCTGCTTCACCCATTAAAGTAGTTGTTGTCGGTACACTCAATGCAGGTTGACCTGCTGGCATAATCATAGAATAATCAATTTGAATGTCTTGTGCTACAAGTCCTGCATTTGTTCCCAATGTAAATGTTGCTACATTTGTACTAAGTGTTGCCCATGTTCCTACTACTGCCGTTTTTACTCCTGCTACCATGTGGTAGACTAATGGAACGCTTGAACTAGCAGTTGACTCCATTACTACAACTTGATATTTACTTAATGCTACTCCAATAGTTGCTGTAAATGTTACTTTCTTTAAAGTAGTATCTACTCCATCTGTAGCAATAGTTTTTGTTGCTAAAATTGTACCTAAAACTCTATCAACTAATTTAACTTCATCACCAGCGACCAATCCTGTAACTGAATCAGTATAAATAACTGTATCAGTAGATAAAGCATCCTTAATCACAGTTGCTAAAGGACTTGAATAAACTCCAGAAATCAATTCTCCTGCCATACCTGTAACTGTCACTGTATCATTCGCACTCCAAGTATTAGGAGTGCCAATTATTACCCTAGAAACACCACGACTATTTAACAAATTTGTCGCTTTTACAATAGAATTGACAGTTTGTGTCGTCTGACTCTCCGATAAAATGCGTCTTTGGTCGGTGTAGGCTGGCATGATTACTGCGTCACCTGATATGAAGTCGGCAGGGAGATTGGGGAATAGTGAGCCACGGTCGATGTTGGAGATTGAGATGTCTGCTAAAATCCCGTTAGCATAATAAGCACTAAAGTTTTGACTGTTGTGCATATCAGAAGTGCTAAAAAACACTAAATCTTTAATGGTAGGCAGTTGACCAGAAAAAGTAATTGTGTATTTTACACTGCCATTTACTAATAATTTAATTACAGTCGTTGAACCAGAGTAGGCCATAGTAACTCTTAGGGGTATCATAGATTGTTTAGCTATTTCGGGCATTGTAGTGTACTTAAAAGTTGAGCCACCTAAAACGGTGTCTGTATAATAAGTTGTTCCATTGCCAGTACCTAGAAATAATCTAGTTGAAGCTGTATCCATAACCAAAGACAATAAACATTTATCAGAAGCATCCCTTAAAGAAAATATACCATTGCTTGTATTAACAAGAGGACTTACTAAAAGATCAATTGTTCCAGCGCTGTTTAGATTAAATGTACTAACATCTATCCTTTTATAATAACCAGAAACAACTAATCCAGAACCAACTAAAGACGGCTTAAAAGTTGCAGTAACATTTTTTAAATCCGTTCCACCAACCTCAGCTACAGTCGTCCCATCCAAACTAGCGTAGAATATAGTGTTGTTATCTATTTCTGTTTTTGGAATTCCATGATACGTCTTCAATAACTTTTTAGGACTTAATTCACCTCTCATAAATTGGTCCGAACCACGTTTAACTTCATAATCAAAATTATATTGAAATTGTGTTCTATGACGTAAATCATTATTGATTTGTAAATCTCTACTATCAATTACATTGGAATAATTACCATCTACCCTATCAGAAACTAAAGTTAAATTTAAAACTCCTGAAACACTACTCGTAGGAGTTGTATAAGTTGCTGTAAACTGAGTTGAAGAACCAATTGCTGTTACTAAAAATATATTAGCTCCTGATTTTATGATGTCATTAATTTGCATTCCTGTAGTAGAAGGAACTGTAATTATTACTGAAGATCCTGTATAAGTTGTGGTAATAGAGTTAGAAGCACCAAGAGCATAATAATTTTTTGCCCCATTAGGATTTGAAGGTAAATATGAACCAGAATTTCTCCTTGGAATAGTGCAAATTTCTATTGCTAAATTACTTCCGTTTTTATACAAACCTTTATCAACACTATCTAATGTATAACTTATGTTAGTTAATGTATTTGCATTATCAGCAACCTGAATAGTCGCTCCTGTTAAATATCCTTTAGAATCTAATGTTGCTTTTAAATATGCCAAATCATTTCTTATTCCTGAAGAGGGGGGTGCCGAAAATTGAATTAAAGTATTCACAGGAATTTTAACATAATAACTATTTAAATTAACAAACAAATCACGATTAATTTTTACTGCATTCAAAGTCGAAATAGAAAGTGTAAAATCACTTATGCTACCAAAGTTTAAAAATCCACTATGTAATTGACTTCTATGAAATGATTTTAAATCACTAGGAATTATTCTATCCACTCCATCGTTGATGGCTCCCGAATCAACTCTTTGCCAAGTTTGTGTACCTATATCAAAATATTTCATCGTAGACATTTTATTTATATTCCTCCTTTATAAGAATTTTATCTTTAAATTAAAAAAGAGACTTAACTTGCCTCTTCAAATTCGCCATTATTATATTTGTTCTTAAACTCTTCAAATTGTTCAGGGGCATTATCGTCGCCATAAATATGATGATATAAATTATGTATCTTTTTACATAAACATACTCCCAAAGGATAATCATCATGTTTTCGCGCAATATTTATTTTTAGTAGTTCTAATTCTTCGGTAGTATATTTATTAATTATAGAATAAATTGGTATGTCTAATTCTGTTAACACTTCTTGTAATATTTTATTAAATGAGTAAAGATGATGAATTACATCAAATTTACCACCTGTTATTACACATCTATAACCAGAATTTGCCATACTTTTCTTTTTCCATTCATCTATAAATTCTCGTAAGTAGGCGTTTAGAGAAGAGATACCGCCTTTCCAAAAATGACTTCCTGATCCAGTTATGCTTTCTTTGTAACAAAGGTAACACATTTGAGTTTCACTATATTTGCCAAATAATAAATTATTCAGAGTTTTCGTTTGAATTATATTTGGATGTTTAAGACATACATATGTTAAAGGAGATTTAGAATCTTTATATTCTTGTGGTAATAAAATAAATCCTCGTTTCGCAAATTCTTCATATGCTATTTCATAAGTGTATATAGATAGTTTAATGTTAGGATTAAGACCTATCCATTCTAGAAAATCATTATATTTCTTTACATCTTTATTTGGACAATATTTTATAAAATAGTTCTCATAAGGTAAGTTTTTATTATTTCTTAATTCTTTTACGGTCAATGCTTTACCTAACTCTTCACAAGTAATTTTAAATAGTTCTAGATATTCTTCATATGTTTTTTCTATTTTAAATTTTATATATGGCATATTTATACAACCTTCTTTCTTTTTATACTGTTTTATACTTACTAATCATTGCTCTAAGCAATTCACTATCTTGAAACAAATAAATATTTCTACCAGTTTTCTTTAAATCAGATTTAACTCCAATAATAGGAAATCCATTCGTAAGTAAAAATCCAGCCAACTTCTGTGAGAAGCAATTGTAAATATTCATTTTTAAAACTCCTTTTACACAAAATAAATAAACAGATAAAAATATATCCGTTCTAAAATCAAGTAATTTAATAATTATTATTTATTGACTACTAACTATTAATATCTATCCAGATTATAGAATTGTCGGAAGGTTGACTTGATCCAACCAAAATTCCACCTCTATTAACATTACCATTTTCAATCCAAGCAGAGCCACTATATCTATACTTATTACCAGTATCCAAGGTTACAACTTCCCACCCAACAGATGGATTAGAATAAACACTTGTAATTTGTGAATATGTAGCAACTGGAACTTTAGGAATTGTTAAAGTTGTTGTATATGCTGTATTAGCTAAAGTTGTCGCATTGCTTGCATTAGTTGTTGCAACATTTGCATCACTCGTTGCAACAATTGCATTTTGTCTAGCAACTTCCGTATCTGCAATTTTTACATCTATCTCAGAAAATTTACTAATCATTATTGAATCTGTATATTGAATTCTTAAATCCGTTGTATTTACATAATCATCATAAGAATTATTTGTTGATTCAACAAAATCACTGTATGTCTGATTTGTATCATTTTTAAATTGTTGTAAATCTTGACCTGTTGCATCAATAAAAGATTGCAAAGTCTCAGTAGGATCGGCATTATTATCTGTGATAACTCGTCTAGAACTAATCCCCATTACACCTTTACTATAATAATTAAATTGTAATGTTTTACCATTTTGAGAAGAATCTAAGTAAACAATTCCACCATTTTTATAATCAACTCTATAAAAAGTTGATTGGGTTAATAATCCAGTCGTTTCAAAATATTGAACTAAGGGAGCAGATGGATCTGAAACAACAACTTTTTGGAATTCATTTGGAATTTGTAACAAAATTGTACGACCACTTACTACGGGTAATAAATCTGTGGTAGATGGATATGGTTCTAGATTTTCTAAAGTATATAACGGATTTGAATCTGAGAAAAAAGCCATTAATTAATCACCTTCCTTAAAAGTTTATTTGAACAGCAAAAGAGGAAGAATTAAATTCCTCCTCGGCAATTATGCTTTCTGTTCTTATTTCATTAAAATAGTAAACAGAATATCATCCAATTAGTTTCATTCTGTTTTTTCACCTTCATCGATTCCTATCAACAAGAAGTTTTGCTCATTTGCATTTGTAGCAATCACTTGATCAAAAGTAATTGCTACTCTAATTCTCTGTGGAATTAAATTTTCATCCGACATATCATCACCCCTTATTTAAAAATTAACTAGCAGACCAATTCAATCTTAAATTAACAGTTTCATCTACGTTAGAATAATTAAATAATACAACTTTTAAACACATTATATTTGGATTATTTGGATATGGCATAATATCAAGGTCACAAATTATTGTATATATAGTGTTTAATGCAGTAGGTGGAATTACGTAATCCCCCCATGTTACACTATTTCTTTTTTGGTCAACATGGACTGAGGTTCCATCCGAATTTACATAAATACCCCACAATACTTTAATACCATAACTATCTCCACCTGCAGCTTTTCTACCAACGTTAAAATGAGCACCCTGAACCAAAATGTCTGCTCCGGTCTTTGTAGTATTAGAAGTAATTGATAAATCACATGTTCTTTTACTTATTCCTAATGGAATATACTTTGTATGAGTATTATATATTGATTGAACACTACTGTTCGCCCCTGTCAATATCATTGATATCATATCAGTACCATATGTTGATAAATTAACTCCATTTCCACTTAAATCATATTGAATTAACTTATCATTTCTATAGCGAAAGTCTTGTTTTACAATTGCTTTCCAAACTGGAGTATTGTCCGTATTAGTGTCAAAATTACCAAAACTATATATCCCACTTGGTTCTGTTTTTCCAAAACCACACATTAAATAACCAACTAAAATATCATTGGAAGAGTATGTGTCATAGAAATACCAAGTAGAATTAACATAAATATATCTTCTATTTGTATCATTACACATTACTCCCCATAATTGAGAAGGATTAGGATAGGTTATAGCAATCATTGAATAACTACTTACTGGTGTTTGCCAAATATAGGGAGATGGATTATAAATGTTCAATTGTGGTGGAAATAAAACTACACCATTAATAGTATCATAATTAGCAATTTGTAATTCACTGTTTTGATCTATATAGATATATACATATATCCAACCAACATCCATTCTTCTTGAATCTCTGCATCCTGTATGTGATAAATATATCGGGTAATTTGTCCATGTTTTTGCAGGAACAACCATCCTTACATTCTTATTATTAACTGCAATTATTTCCCCAACACTAATATCAACAGTAACAGGATTTTGATAAAGACCAACATAGGTAACTTCATCACTAACCATTTCTTCATTCATTGCATCACAATAAAAAGCATTTGCATCTTTAGAAATATAAGGTTGTTGTATTATTTTATTATTGTTATAACTATATAGAATACCAGAATCAGGAAACCCACTTGTGCTTGCAACCCATATGTCCTTATAATCGAGGGAAACTTCATAAACCGTAGTTTGTGGCTGATATGGGAATGTATAAATCATACCACCACCCGGAGGATATGAATTTATAGAGTAAGTTGGTGGATCATTTAAATAAAATTTATTATTAATGTCATCTTTTGACGTATAAACTTGTGGAAGTATATAATCTTTAATTATACCCCCTTCATTGACATGGACAGTATAGTATATAATTCCAGAGCTAGGAAAATTTGCTGTACTTGCAACTGAAATAGTATTTGGTATTACTCCTGTGCTATATCCTGTAAATTGAGATTTAGGTTCATAATCTAAAGGAGTAAGATTCATTACAGATATTGCACCACCAGATTCAATTCCCCAAAATGTTGCATTTGTATTTCTTACCTCCCCTATAATATTTATTAATATCGATTTTTTATTTTGAACATCTTGAAATTTTGTTTGAATGTTTGTTCTATTAGTTGGCGTTATGACAATCGGATATGTCCCCGTGTAGTTTCCATTAGGAACGGTAATCCAACTATTTAATTCTGATTGTAAATTATTTAATGCAGTTTGATAATTGTATTTCTCTGTTGTAATTAATAATTTATCAGCAATAATAATCAAGTCTGCACTTTCAGAATTAACTTGACTTAAAGATATCTTCAATGAATTCGCTTCAGATAATGTTAATATAGAATCACTTGAAAAATCATCTATATTTGCTTTTAAACTACCAAGAGATGTTTCTACATCTAAAATTTGTGCATTAATAAACCCTTCTGTATCTGTAGCTATAATCCAATCTGTACTAACATAAGTTTCAGATATTAATTTACTAACAATACATATTTTGAAATCTGGTTGACCTTCAATTCTCCATAAGTCGCCAATATCATAAGGGACTGTAGGAGTTGCAATAAATACTCTACGTTTAGAATCTGCCGTATCTTGTGCCGTTGAAGCACTTGTATAAGCGTCAATGGCTTTTTGATCTTCAATTAACGCCCACAAATTCGTTGTTCCATTATATCGTTTTAATAATTTGGTCGAAGCACTGTACCACATATCTCCATTATGCTTTGTTCTATCTGTTTCCAACCAAGTATTGGGGTCTGTATCCGTAAAATACGATTCTATTTTTCCATCTATTTGAGTTTGAATCCCTGTTAAATCAAGATCATAAGTTTCACTAATAAAATTATTCAATTGACTTGTCGAATAAAATTTTGCATTATTCTCCCTAACAATGCTTATTTTATTAATTAAAATTGATTTTGTACTTTGAACATTTTCAAATTTAGTTGTTAATATGGTTTTTTGTGCTAAAGTAATAAAGATAGGATAACTACTTTTCCCAATCCAATTATCTAATTCTATTTGCAATACGTCTAAAGCATTTTGATAATTCGTTTTCTCTGTAGCAATATCTAAATAATCTACACTTAAAAATTCAATTGACTCAGACAATAACTGATCTAATGACGTTTTTAAAGTATTTGACTCAATTAATGTAATGTACCCATCTTGAGAAATTATATTTGCATTCACAGCCAAATTAATTAATGATTTATTAATATCTTGTGCTTGCAAGTCTGTGTATTTTTGAGAATTAGACAAAGCATTATCCCATTCAGGTTTATTGATATCTACTATATTTCCAACATAAGATGCTTTATTAATTAATCTCGATAATTTCTCATCTTCATTTTCAATCTTAACTATATTGGATATTGTTAAATCTATGTCCCTACTTTCAAAATTAAAATTTGTTTCAGTTATTTGGGCAGTTACATTGACATTAAGTAAACTATGTTTTACGTTGACAGTATCTCCTAAAACAATTTTCCCCCAGTTATGCTGTTCCGTTATGCATTCTAGAAAATTTACAATATTAATCTGTAGGGAAATTGGAGGGATGCACATTTCATCTAATTTATCCTTTGCAAAACCATATAAGTCTACATCATCAATATATGCACTATCTGTAATTTCTTTTTCTATAATAAATCGATTTCTTTCTGCTAATAAAGATGAAGAGAAATTGTTTGATAAAGACAATAAAGATTGTAATGCAGTAATTTGAGATTGTATTGCATAAATATCTATTCCTACAACAATTATTTCCGCTTCTTTGGAAGTTATTGCATTTTTTACATTGGTTTGCTCTGCCAACAATACTGTCAAATCTGTAACTTCCGCGACTGATAATTGTATATTATAATTATTATTCTTTAACGTTATATTTAATTCATCTAATTCATTTTGTTTGGTTGTTAATAATTCTTGTAATGGTGTTAATTGTGAGAGCAAATAATTATAATCTGTTAATTTAGATGATATTAAATCTATAAAATCCAATTCGGCTTGACATAATTCGTCAGACAAATAATCTGAATGAGTTATAGTAACTTTATTTACATCTCTTGTGAATGGTAGCATAAAATATGTATAATCTTCTACATAATTCTGACCCGTAGGGTTTACTCTATTTATTGTTAAATCGTCTTTGCCAAAAACTTTTAATCTTGTACAGAATTTAGTATTGTCTATTCCATCACTAATAGATTTTAAATATTTTCTCTCATTAGCAGTCAATCCTTTATTTTGTCCCAAATTATCCTTTTTATAAAAGTCAATTTGTCTAAGGGATGTATTAAATTTTGCAATTAAATTAAATTTCTCTGCCACTTCTAAAATAAATGACAATACAGAAGTAGACGAAACATCAAATGCTCTATAAACAGTATCAAAACCATTGGGAACACTGCTTATTGTCCAAGATGTATCTATTAGTGCAATGTTAATCACATCTGAAAGTATAATAGATGTTGGATGATAATTGCGAATATATCTATCGCTTAATTCATATTCAAGAGAGAATGCTTGAATAGATAAAAAATCTGAACTATCATCTGAATTATTTGATGGATTGTTAATAATAAACCACTCTACAAATTCTCCTAAAGTAAATTTAATTAAGTATCTATTTTTCAATTGAGATATATGAGGATTGCCTATTAATTGATGATTTTTTTCTATAAGATATGGTATATTAAAGTTTAGTTCAGATGTACCAATTATTTTTTGTTTTAGATTTATATTGTATGATTCTTTAATATTGCCTATAATTGTTTTATTTGGTTTACATATTTGTATTTTAGGCGTTTGAGTAGTATTTGACAAATCGATTTGTTGCAACATATTTTATTTCCTTTCATTAATAACTTCAGAATTATGACTAAAACTAGAGAATTCTATGTTCATATTGGAATTGTAGTTTTATATTACCTTTAACCAACAAATTTGAAATTCCTCTATTCAAACTCAGAAAATCTCCTGATATAGAATCATATCTATAAATTAACGGAATATTGGTTTTAATATCTTCAGATTCACAATTTATTTCTAAAATTTCACCAACTTCTAAATCTGTGAATGACATTAATTTTCCACCATCAGATAAGTTTTGAATTGAAAAAGATGTCCCACTAACGATTTCTACATTAATGAGAGGTGACAATGGAAGATCACCATTGTTTATAAATTTCAATTGAGTTCCTTCAACAGAATTAGAGGAGTAATCATAAATAGGAGAAGAGTAAATTGGACTAAAACTCCAAGGAGCGTTGCATCTGAAATTCAAATTTATATAGCCAGTTCCCAATCCAGTGTGTATTAATCTTGGATTGTCAGTACATAATGCGAAAAAGATACGGTCTGGATTCTCTGAAAAAATCAAAGGAGCATAAAAATCTTTTTTTAGACTTCTTGCCACTTCACGAATTTTCTCTTCATCAAATTTATCAGAAAAAGCAAATGATAATTTTAACTCTAATGTATCTTCTTGAATTTCTTGAAAATATGGAACTGGATTTTTTCTTATTTTTTGTTCAATTATGGTTCTATTTGATAGAAAACTTTCATCATATAACCCTGAATCAACATGGACATTTATAATTCCAAATTGTTCATAAAAGTTTACATTATCATAAATAAAAAATAATGATTCTGATATTGACATTAATTATTCACCTACCTTTTTATAGAAAATAAGATGTGTAGTTCAATGCACATCTTATTTTCTTGATTTATTAAATATTAACTCCTACTCTTTTTAAATTGGTGATAGTTCTATGAGCTATATGCCCACTAATCTTATCCAAATCTCTTGTCGTAAAATCTTTTCCTGTAACATTAAAATTTATTGTAGTTGGCACACTGACATGAGTTTCGGATGATCTCGGTTTAAAATTTGAAAAGTCAATTTGGGGTTGTTTAAAGTTATTCATCAGTAGGTTATTTTTCATTAAATTATCCATGACAGTAGTGAGCGAAGGTAAATCTTTTACGAGTTGGTTAAAGCTTGTAGTTTGAACCGGAGATAATACTCTTTCTGGTTTTCCTACTTTACCATCTAAATAATGCATACCAGTTGATTGAGTTTCTCCTCCTTCAGCATATTTAGGTGGATTAGCTACTCCTGACGCAATTATGTTACCACTAGAATCATGTGCATTCCACCCAGAAGAACCGTTGTTCCATGTAACATAATTTCCACTAGATGAACTTGTAGAACTACTTCCGGAGCTAGAGGATGAACTAGAACTACCGTTATTACTTACAGGGACTCCATTCATTGTCGTGCCAGGATAATAAGGCGTAGTTACTCCATTAGAAATAACATTTAAGTTAGTTTGAGAAGCTTGAACCCCATCAATCAAACTTTGCAATCCTGTCCAACTTACACCTAGTGCTTTTGCAGTTTCCTCATTCATATTCTTAAAATCAGCTAAAAATGAAGTTAACTTTGTCTTCATTTGGTCTATATTGCCATTTATTATTTGAGTGCGGAGACTGGCAAAATATCTTTCATTATTAATTTGCTCATTCCAAAAATACTCTTGATTCTTTTTCTGCAAATCTAAACCATCTTTTATGATTTTATTTTTATTATCTTCTGCATCTTTCATATTTTGATAATATTCATTTTGAGAATCATTTATATCAGATTGAGCATCTTTATAAGTTTTAAGATTTTTGTTTATTAAATCATTTTTAGTATCTTCTACGTCTTTAAAATTCTTAAAATCCTTATTCCGCAAATCATTTTTAGTATTTTCTGCATCTTTAAGTCTTTGTAGATTTTTATTTTGCAAATCAAGACTATGCTTTTGTTGAAAATCTGCAATAGCAATTTGCTTTTCAGAAAGTTCATCATTTAAATCGGAAATTTTAGCTTTAGCTTCTAAAGAATTATCAAGAGACAATATATTTATTTTATCCTGTATATCTTGGGCTTCTTTTTGATCTTTAGCTAATTTGGTATTATAAGAATCCGTATCTGCTTGCTCATTTAGTTTAGCTATTTCTGCATCAATATTATCTATGACAGATGTATGTCTTTTTTCTTCGGTTTCAATTTCTGCATCAATATTATCAGTTGCTATTTTATGACGATCTACTTCTGCTTCAGTTTGGGCATCAATATCATCAGTAATAGTTTTGTATTTTTTTGCAGTCTCTTTTGTTTCTTTTTCAATATTGTCTATTTCGTTAGTATGACGTTTATCTTCTGCATCCATTTGTAAGTCTATGGATTTTAATGCAATATCTTTTTGAGTTTCAAGGGATGATTTCATTGTTGATATTACTGAATCCGCAATTGAGGATTTTGCATCTAATAATGCCTTTTGAGCATTTATTCCATCTGATATAGAAGTTTTTAATGCTTCGCTTAATAATACAGTTGCTTCGGTTGTTAATTCTGTGTTAACAAGTTGGGATTTTAAAGATAATATTTCAGAATCAATAGCTGATTTCTTTTGTTGAAGAAGAGAGATTTGATAGGATTGCTCATTAGAATATTCTTGGGAAGATGTGGAATAGAGGTCTAGATTTGCTTTTGATTGAGAAATTGAATCGTCAAGGAATGAGATAGATTGGTTAAATTTATCTATTTGGATTTGAGTTAGGGATGTTTTGAGGGATTTAGATGATTCAGCATTTTCGTCCATAGTAGATTTATTAGACATCCAAGCATTTCTTAATAATTGAAGTGATTTAAAAGTTTCTTCCATAATCTTACGAGTTTTTTCTGATGCTTTATTGTGTTCTTCAATATATGCAACGCTTTCTTGATTATCATTTCCAGTAAACCAACGTTCACTGATGTTACCAAATTGAGATGATGCAGAAGATATTGCAGAATCTTTTGCTTGGTTTATTTTGGAGCGAGCTGTAGAAAGAAGAGATAATTCTTGAGCTTGCGAGGAAATTAAAGAGTTGGTCAGTTCGAGAGTTTTTGCATAGTCTTTTTGGGATTGTGCTTGAGAGAGGTCTTTTTGGATTGAATCTGATTTGGCTTTTTGGAGGAGATATTCTTGTTGGATTTGATTGATGAGTGCTTGGGTTGTGGATTCTATTGAGAGGAGTTTTTCTTCTTTTTTCTTAGAGTCACTTTTAGACATACCGAGTTTGGAGAAGTCTATGCTTTTTGTTCCACTCATTGCAATATCATCAAACTTCTTCTTAACTGCTGAAGAAGCATCATAATACGCCTTAAGTTGTGCTCTCATTTCAGGAGTAATATAGGTTTCCTTACCATCTTGGCCTACAATAGTTCTTCCACCATCAATAATATTAGCCTTAGTCATATTGCCTTGGGCATCATAATATTGTGACCACATTCCTGCTAGATTCTTCATTAGTTCATTTTCGACTTTTAATTTTGCTTCAGCTAATGATTTTGCTCCAGATAAATCAACTTCGCGAGCACCATCTAATCCAGCGACAAATTTTTGTATACCTTCAATGTTTTTATTATAGAAATTAACACTTCCATTGAGCATAACAATATAAGCTTGTCTGGATTTTTCTTGTTCTTGTTCTATAATGTTTGTTAGTTCTTCGCGGATAGCTTTTTCATCGCCTAGCATTCCAAGGAGTTTAGGATATGTAGAAGACAATTTGATAATATTATCAAGACTAAATTTCCCTGTCTCATTATAGGAATCAAGAGCAGATTGTATCTCTGAGATTGCAGAAGAGGAATCGGATAGGGTTTCTTGGAGAGTAGCAAAAGATTGTGCTGTAGAATCTATCCCATCTTTAACTTTGGGAGTAACATTTCCTAATAAAATAAAAGACTGTGCAATCGAATCAACTATTTCTGGTTTTAATTCAGGATTAGATTTTTTTAGTGATTCAGTTAAATCATCAATTGTCTTCTTATGTAACTTTTCAACTTCAACAGCTTCAATAGATCCTTCTTTATATTTATTTTGAGCATCAGTCCAATTCTTAAAGACATTTTGTATATCAGAATTTTTCTTTATCGACTCAAATATTCCCCTCAAAACAACAGAGGGATCATTACCACTATTCTTTAAAACCTCAACTAGCGATAAATAATTATCAGAAAAATTGTTTATGGTATCATTAGAAAGTTTTAATGACTCCAATTCATATTTAACAGTTGATGTTAAACCTTGATCGTAAGTTGTTTTTACCTTATTTAATTTTAACTGAGTATCAGATATTTTTCCACTAACCGCATCGAACTTTTCATACCATCCAACTAAATAAGATTCCTTCACATCTTCTGATAGACTAGTATTAGTTTTAATATTATCTATATTATCTTGGATGTCTTTTTGTTCTATTTTTAATTTATTTAATTCTTTCTGAGATTCAACCATAGATTGAATCCAAATCGCTTGATTTTGATAAAATTGAGAAGAAAGACGTTTGGTTTCTAAGTTGATTTCTTCTTTCTTTTTAGCAATAAGATCATCATGTTTTGAATCCAAATCTAAAATTGCTTGACCTTCTAAATCATAACCTGTCACTAATGAAGGAAAAAGTTGTGCTAATTGTTGTTGTACATCAACCAATTTCTGCTTTTGATCGACTGTTTTATTAGTTACTTTAGATAATTCATTATATATAGCAATTAGCTTATTTGCTTTTTCATAATCAGAAGTAAGATTACCCAAGTTATCTAAAGTATCTTTAAATGCTTGACTTTGTTCATCCATTGCATTTTTTGATCTACCAAGAGCTTCTACTAATTTTTGAACTAATGCAATTACACCAGTAATAACTAAACTTAATCCTAATGTCATAGTTGTTTGTAGTGCAATTACTGCAATTCTTGTTGATGTTAAACTAGTGCGTAAAAATGCTAAAGTTCCCGAAAATCCTCTAACTCCACCAGTAGCAGTTAACCATAAAGCAGGAATAGAACGTAGAAACCCATATTGTTCAACTTTTAATCTAATGGTTTCATAAATTGATGTTCTAAGAGCACTAGAAAATACTAAAACTGATGTAGTAGCTGCCCCAGCTAATGCTGGAATTCCACCAAAAACAGAAGAAACACCACTCATTACACTAACTAGCCCTCCAAGAACACTTATGCCACCTTTAAGCAAGTCTGAAGAGAGAAATAATTTGTATAATTCCTCTAAACTTACCTTAAATTGTCGTACTCTTGCTTCAACTGAGGTTAAATATATTTCATTTTCACGAGCACTTGACCCTACAGATGTCAATGCGTCTTCCAATGTCTTTTCCGCTTCGGAAAAGTTCTGAAGCGTGGCAGCTAAAATATTAGCCTGATATTTACCTGACATATCTTCAAGAAGCTTACTTCTAGCCATATCTGGCATTTGCATATAGACCTTTGAGAAATCTTTAAGAATATTATAAGTGCTTCTCCATCCACCATCAACATTTCTTAACTGAACTCCAACAGCATTTAAATCTGCTTCTAATTTTGGAAATAATTCTTTTGCTTCTTCATCGACACCTCTAAGTCTGAGTGCTAAAGTTTTAAATCCATTTCCTACCTTTTCCGGATTTTGGACCACGGCGTTCGCGGAAGTTAATAATGCAGTAGTTTCTTCGATAGTATTTCCTGCCTGAGCCATTACTGCCGAAGATCGCTCATAAGCTTTTCCTAATCCATCTACCGTAATACTGTGTAAATTCGACACTTCATTCATAATATCGACAACTTTTGCACTTTGGGTTGCTTGTAAATTAAATCCTTTTAATGTTGCAATTAAATATTGAGTTGCTTTATCAACATTTTCAATATCACCAACATTTTGCATAATCAGTGCTTCTTTTGCTAATTCCTTTGCTTCTCGTAGCGTATATCCCATTTTAGCAAAATTTGCCGTAGCCTTGACCACTTCTATTGTCGTTCTAGCAAGCTCTCTACCTAAATTACCTGCATCATTTTCAAATTCTTTATATGCAGTAGATGTTTCATTTGTAACTTTTTTTAGATTAATCATGGCAGAATCTAGATCCTTGATAAAAACCACTGCAGATTTTATTTGGGAAATAGTTCCAAAAATTAAATTTCCCATCCCAAGCCACGTAAGCATTTTAAAAGCTACAAGTTTTAAACTTTCTCCTAGAGACATCGCATTTCTATTTACGGTATTTATTCCATTGGCAATTGCAGTTGTGTTTAATGCATTAAACTCTGCTCTTAATAATCCTACATTTCTTCTTAAATTTTCTGTTGTTGGAGTTAATTGATTTAATCTAGTTCTTAAATTATTTAATTCATCAACATTGTACAATCCGGTTCTTTGAGTTTCAAATCTACTCATTGAAGAGTTTAAGTTCATTTGTTGAATTCTAAGATAATGTTGCAAAGATTCAGCATTATTTTGTATTTGAGCATTTAATCGCTGACGCAATTGTAATTCTCTTTCAATATTTACATTAGAATTATCGATATTTCTCATATTTGTTCTTGAAAGTCTTTGAGTTAGTTCATCCCATTGCAATGTATATCTTTTAATAGCACCACTTGCTGTATCAACCTTTAAACTTACCTTACCAAACTCATCATAAACAACTGAAGTTTGACCTTTAAATTTTTGAAAAGTAGAAACTAAATTATTTATTGTTCCAATATATTTTTGTGCTTCTTGATTTGGGTTATCAAGATTAAACATTGGTGCTTTTATTGCATTAAGTTCTTTTGCAGCAGATTTAGAAAGTTGACTTAATCTTTCCAATCCCTTTAATGTAGCTTCGTTTAAGTTAAGATTTATTTTTAGATTATGGTTCTTAGTTATGTAATTTTGTATTGCATTAATTTGACTTGTTAACTCTTGTGGAGTCCAAGTTAATTTTATACCTATCCCAAACATATCATCTTTATTAGCCAAATTTAATCACCTCTCTTTAATTTAGGGCATAAAAATACCCTCTTAATAAAAAGAGGGAGTTTAATATTTTCTTGCTTATTTAACCCCTATAAGACCACCCTCGTAATAATAAAGTAATTGCTTAGAAGAATTTGATTTAACATATACATTTACTTTACTTTGGTCAAATTCTCTTACTGTCAAACTGAAATATTCTGCCATTTTATTCAATAAATCTTTCTTTTGTTGATATGTTCCAATTTTCATCGCGTCTGTAACATATAGTGTAAGTGTATGGTTATCTTTGCTGAGTTCATAATCAACTATCTCATTCATTGTCGAATACGCTTCTTTTAAATCCGCTTCTATTTTTTCTTGTGTTACTGTCGGTCTATAAGTTGTTTTACTAGCGTTTTTATCCGAGCAACCCATTATCGACAATAATAAAACTACGATAATAAAATAAACAAGATATTTACTTTTCTTCATTTTAAAACACTCCTTTTAATTTCTAATTTATAAAAATATTATACCAGAAACAAAGAAGAATTATAACCTCTCAAAACAAAATAAGACTATCTATAATTTTTATTAGTTATTATTGTTACTATTGCCTTTTTGAATTTCATACTGACATTAAGTTTTATTTTTTCTGCTGTTTCAATTAACCAATCTTTATTGCCTGGATAATCATGAAAATAATCATTAACTCCTTCATATCCAGATTGAGTATGACCGAAATAAAGTAGGGGAGGGACAAAAGTCCCATCTCCGTCTACAACAGATTTGTGATTCATTAAATTTTGGTCAAAAAATATTTTCATTTCAATACTATTTCCTCCAACAGTAAGTTCGCTACGAATTGAGTTTAAAAACTGATAAGTCCTTTCGTATTCCTTTGGGGAATAAGCTTGATAATGAAATTTTAATACAGCATCTCTAAGGTCTTGGGTTGCTTCTTTTTCAATGTCTCTTACTATTGAAAGAAAAGCTGTAGAATTTAGCATCTTATTTATTTTATCAGATATCCCCAACTTCAATCGCCTCTTGCTCTAATCCAAAATTTTGTTGTTTCTTCATTAATTCTAATACTTGTGGCATATTCTTAAATGAGTCATTAATCCATCCTTCAACCTTATCTACTTCATCTTTTGGTAATGCGTCAATAATTTCATTTAATAATTCAGCATTGATTAATTCTTGTATATAGGCTATTAATTCTAATGCTGTTTCCGGAAGAGGGATGTTTGTCATGTATTTGACGAGTAAAATTGGAAAGAGGAATATTTCATTAGAAGTAATGTCTATGTTTGCTCCACTTTCAATTAATTGCTCAGTAAGTAAAATATAGTCTCCTAAAAGTTTTGCGGTGTCTGTCTTTTTAAAGTATTTATTAACAATAATCTCATATTTACCGTCCTTAATTTGAACTGTCATTTTCTCATTAAATTTTGCATTGTCCTTTTTAATTGCAGATAGCGTTAATTTTTTATTTGCCATTATTTATATTCCTTCTTTCAATTATTATTTATTACTTACATCTGAAAAATTTTCTGTCTAGGTGTACACATTGTTGTCATCCCGAAATGTAGAGCAAAGTTATTATATGTCTTAAACCTTTTTCTAATCTCATTATAAGCACCTCCCTCTTTCCTTGAAATAATTGAGGTACTTGGTAAAATATTAGCATTAGTGCTATGTTTCATTATAATATCTAAAAGCTCCTTGTCTGTTTTATTGAAATACTCAACAATGGTAATATTATATCCATTTTTATTTTCTTCAAGTTCAATACCAAGAAAAGGTTCAAATATTTCCTTTAATGTTTTTGTTTTAATATCCTCTGGAAAAATAAAAAGACATTCTTCATATCTTCCAACATCTTTTAAGTCTTTTATTTTGTTATCTATTTTATTTACATACTTCTCATTTATATGACTATACATTTTATTTGGATAGTACATTCCAGCGTACTCTACGTAGTAAAATTTATTATTTAAAGTTAATTTCCAGTCTAATCTTCTTGTGTCGTTTTCTATAAAATCACTATAGGAAGGTTCCTTTTCATATACAATATTATTATCTATGTAATAATTGGTTATTATACACTCCATAAATGATCTACATTTTCCACCATTTTTATCAAGACAACTTTTTCCTGGACTTTTATTGATATAATATTTATCATAATCAATATTTAGTATTTTGCATATATTTTCTATAGAATCAAAATGTCTAATATATGTAGACCAATTTGATGTTTCTCCATTATTTTTATCTAAATCTTTTACTGTTGGAATTCTATTTAATTTTATAAATAATTTATTAAAATCATCTAACATTTCGTCTCTTGTTCTTGTTGAGGTTGTAGTACCAATAGGGACATATCCAAGATGTAATATAATATCATTAAAAAGCATGTTGCATTTTGATTCAAAGATACTGTAAGAATAATGAAGACCTTGCTCTTTCATTTCATCAAATGTCATAGCTCTACCATTCTTAATCAGCATATCTTTCATATCTTTAAATATCGTTTCTTTAGACACATCCATATCATTATTTAACTTATATTGCGGAATATATTTTCTGCAAATGTCATTATATTTCATATTTAAATGTTTTTCTAAATCACGCCTTTGGTATCCTCTATGTTTAATAGATTCATATTCAGCAACAGTTGGACATTTATTTAAATTATGTGCCAATTTTATTAATTCATTAACTGATATCTTAATTCTTTCTTCTTCGGTTAATGGTTTCTCTATTAATCCTGCTTCATAACAAGCATTTTTATAATCACCGAAATTTCTTTCATACCAACTATATGAAGGATTAATGTTGTATTTTTTAAATTCTTCTCTAGTAAGTATTTTATTATATATTTTACAATGTTCTTTAAGCCTATCTAAACCAAATTGTTTATCAATTTTAATTCCCATTAACAAATCACTCTCCTATGTTTTATTTATTACTTATAGACCAAACAAACCATTTCTCCTATGTTCTAAATTTTTACATACAAAAAGTGAGAACAATCCATAGGAGTAGACTGTTCTCACAAAAAATATTTAATAGCAAGATCAAAGCGTCCAATGATTTGCTAAAACTATCAAAATTAAAAATAGACGCACAAAAAGAACCCACTAAAACCAGTGGATTCTTAAAATATTCACATTTACAACATTCACAACAACAATAAAAGCCGGAAAAACAAAAACAGTTTATTTATGTATTTATATTACTAACTTAATCATCCAAATCACCAAAACTATCTAAATTATAATTGACTTTCTTCAACAATTTATCAATAAATTCAATCCCTTTACTAGTCACCAAAGTTTGCACTCTATTAACAATTTCACCATCATCGTCAGGAATTGTATATTCTCTAACTACAAATAATTTTTGTTCAAGATATTGTTGTCTAGGAACATTATGCTTTTCTTTATCATTTTTACTTCCAGTCATTAAAATATCATTATATCTTAAGAATGCAAATAGTCTGGTACGTCCTACCTTAAACGACTTTGCGACTGAATTCATATTTTGACTTCCATTAGCTCCAATAAGTTTGTCAAATGAATTTGCTTTAGGAATTAACTCTTTATTTTGAAGTTCTAACATTTTTCTTTGTTTCTTTTCTTTAAAATATGCAATTCCTCTTTCATCTTCATCCATATCTAGATAATCTTGAATAAATGTCTCTATGTCTGGCAGAAATGCTTTTGCAAGTACATCTTTAGCTTTAAGTTGATATATTATTAATTTCTCTTTGACAGATTCTCCTACTAATTTGGGATTAATATTAGCTAACCAAAGAGGTAGAAAATCTAATTCTATCATTATAGTATCTTGAATTCCTCCATTTGAAGGTAGGGGCAAGGTTGCCACCCCCTTTGAAAATACTTCATGTTTCTGAATTTTTTCTCTTTGTCCTTTAACATCTAATCCAAGACCATCACAAACCCATTTAACCCCTGCATACATTTTACCATCAATATTTTGTGCTACTAATATATTAGCACCATTAAAATCTACTTCTTTAATCATTAATTCGTTTGCCATTTATTTCGTTACCTCTTTCATTTTAATATTATTTTATTTATTTATTGATTTATACCACCTGACTAAATTACATACCTATATCCGTTGGATCTCTAGGCATATTACCTCACCACCCTTTCTATCTCATTATACATGAATAGAACAATGGTGTCAAGCAATAAATAAAATTAATTCAAAACAAAAATTAGAGGAAGGGGATAGTGAAATCCCCATAATTTTCAAACTAACTTAATCCAAAATAATCCCAATAATCACAACCTAATCAAAACAAACATCAAACATTTCCTAATAAACCCTTTAAACAAATTCTCCTTAATTAAAACTTCGCTACCACAATTTCCATAATCTTGTTCCTCAAACTCTTCATTGGCATAATACTCTTCATAATTCCATTCCTCGTAATAATTCCTACAAGGAAATTCAATAATCTTACCCATAATCAAACCAACTCATTTACTATGTATTTATCGTCTATATCACCTTTATCCTTATCTATCTCTCTAATCATACTCATATCCTTATACTTCTTCCTAATCTCCCTCAACATTTTCCTACTAGAACCAACACAACTCTTCTTTATATCCTTCACAACAACAAAACTATCCCTACTACCATAACCTAAATCCCTACCTCTCACAAACAATTCCACCATATCCTCACGACTCTTAAATTCCTCAATCATCCAATCTAAATCAAACTCAGCTAATAAATTAATTTCCCTTAATTTACTAATCTCATTCTGTAACTCTAAATTAATTTCATCACAATTATCACATTCGCACTCGAACCAACAAAAAGGATAAGGAGTAGAGTAATAACTCCACTTGTAATCACCTTTGCCATTTTCTGCGTTGGAGAAAATATTGAGATGACCACCATAATGATTATTAGAATCTTTAATTACATATGCTTTAGTCATTTTATGTATCTCCTCTACTCTAATATTTGTTAAGGCCGAATTAATCTTCCTTACATCAATTATTATAGAAGAAATTGTTGGTTATGTCAACATTAAATTTTCATAATCTATCAAAAAGTTTTCCTTAATCATCATTAGCTAATTCAAATATATCTTCCATCTTCAAATCTAAAGTATGAGCAATACGCATAGCAGTTTCTAAATTTGTTCCTTTTCTATTTGCAATCACAGATGATAATGTACTTCTATCTATCCCAATCTTATCTGCAAGCCAAATCTGTTTCAGACCTCTCTCATCCATAATCTCTTTTAATCTATTCTTAATTGCCATATTCCAATCACTCCATTCCTATCTATTATATCATAATACTCATATGTCTATAAAATCAAAACATATGTATAAGGAGTGAAACAATAAGCAACCTTTACATTTATATAAGCATAATATCATACAAAACATATTCATGTCAATAATTTTATTTTATACTTTACAAATCAATTCCAATCAGGTATAATGATGAAGGTGATACAAATGTATAAAATATAATATAGAAAGGAAGTGATATTATTATCAGAGATGGGCCTTGAGAGATAATTTATACATAATGATGAAAATTTCAACAACTTTGTAAATCGTAACAATACAAAAATAAAATTAATGAAAGAGGTAAATAAAAACATGACAACAATGACAACCGAATTACAAGTATTTATGAATGAGCAATTTGGAGAATTGCAAATTTGCACAATTAATGGTAAAGAATATTTTGGAGCAACATCTACGGCAACAATGTTAGGATATGCAAATCCACACGATGCTATTGGAAGACATTGTAAAAAAGATGGGGTCGTGAAACACGAGGTCATAGATAATATGGGTAGAAAGCAAGAAATAAACTTAATCACAGAGGGAAATCTATATAGACTTATAGCTAGATCAAAACTTCCTTCTGCTGAAAAATTTGAATCGTGGGTATTTGATGTTGTTCTTCCTACAATTCGTAAGACAGGAGGATTTGTAGCTGATCCAGAACAATTCATTGGTACATATTTACCATTTGCAGATGAACCAACTAAAATGTTATTTAAGTCAACACTTGCAGTTATTACTAATCAAAATGGAATAATTGCTAAACAAAAAAGTGATATTGATTATAAATCTGATATTATTAAAGGATTGGTCGAAGATATACCTCTTGCTTCTAAAAGACAAATCCTTAATCGAGTTGTAATGAAATGTAGTAATTTTAATGATAGATGGAAAGAATTGTACTTTAATTTTGAACAAAAATATAAAACTAGAATAAATGCTAGAATGGAATTTTATAATAAAACTCATAAAACCCAATTAAGAAGCAAATTAGAATATATTGAGGAAATTGGAATGATAGATGAGTTATATTCCATTGCGTGTAAATTATATGAGAACGAGGTGAATGTTTTAGTAGAGGAAATGTATAGATTACATGAGATTGTTTAGGAGGTAAATAAGAAATAATATTGTTTAATTGAAATTGATTTAAAGAGACTCTAAACCCCTTAGAGTCTCTTTTCTTTAGTGCTTTTATTAATTTTATACTCTCTAAACACTCAAATCAATCCAACCCTTACGATATTACAATCAACAAATTCTGACTCAACACAGACGATTGTGGTGCGTGTGATTGGATTGTGGATTTGATTGAGATGGGATTTTAAAGATAGATAAAAAAATCAAATTTTAATTCTTCTCATCTTTGCAAATAATCACCGGATACCCATTACTCTGAACAGAATATCTTTCTTTTAACTCTTTATTTGCTCTAATCCTAATGTATCCTATTTTCTCTAATTCTCCTCTCATTTTACGAAGTTGAATTTCAGTTACTTCCCATTTATATTCTTCAGATAAATATAATACAATTTCTTTCTCAGTAGTGTAATTCTTTTCACTTACCAACTTCTCAACAACTGAAACAATATTTTCAACTCTTTCATCACTTTTCTTAGTTGTAGTTCTATCTTTAATCGATTCTATTATTTCTCCTGTTTCATAATCAATATCCTTAGAAGCAACCTTTTTATATTGAGGGTAAATATTTTGTGCAACCTCTAACCCTTCTGTTCTATAAAACATCTCATATGAAGTACCTTTTACTGTATATCCATTTTGTTTCCATTTAACTCCTTGAGATTCAATATTGTTAAGTTGGTCGAATACCCATGAAGGAATAGAATAATAACTAACTCTTTGTGTCATCTTGTGCGATATTGCTATTGCTTGAGCTTTAGCAAGCATTTTTGGAGGAATTTTATCATCATCTAATTTCCTTATTAAATCATGATAAGTTAAAACAGCCAATCTTTGACTAATTCTTTTTAAATTATTTGATGCAGTTTTTGTAATCCTTGCTAGTTCACTCAATGAAACAAAGAATACAGCATCCCCATCTGAATTCATATAATTTTCACCATAAATATTATTTTGAGCAATACCTGCCATTACTAAAAATAATTCTTTAACATATCTAATATTTTTATCTGTTTGAGGACATAAATCCATAAACTTATTTAGATTCATTGTATTAATGATTGAATCAAGATTTGCTTTCTGTTCAATACTCCATTGAGTTTCTTTTATTGATAAATTGAATATTGTCTTAATAAATTCTATAGCTCTATATTCACTCTTAAATCCACCAAGTTTTTCAATTAATTGTTTAGTATTCATTGCTACTCCACATTTACCACTATGACATTTATATAGCCATTTTCCTTCATTAGTTTGAAATATACTTGCACTCGGATTACTATCTTTGTGAAATAGACATTTAACTGATGAAGGATATTTAAACTCTAATAATTCAGCCATATTAATGTTATAATAAATGTGATACCAAAAATCTTCCTTATTATCAAAAACTATAGGATCACAATTCAAACTATTTTGTAAATATTCTACTTCCCTATTTATTAATGCTTTAATATTATATCTCTCTTTTATAGAGGGAGAAGATTTGGGATTACCTAATACCTTTGTGCGAGAGGGGTTTCCGAACCGTTGAGAAACAGTGACCAAAGTATTAAAGGAGTTACTTCTATAAGTATATATACTAGTCACCCTTAACCCTCTCACAATATCCTTAATCTTATAATATTTATTATAGAGTTTAGGATACCTTTCCATAAGACTTTTACCCTTATTATTATTATTATTTATTTTATTACTTTTAACCTTTATAGGTTTAGAATCCTCTACAATAATATCTTTAGATAACTCTATAATATAATTACTATTTAATATATTACCAGAATCAAATACTATATTTTTACCTGCAAAGAATATTCTATTTAGATTCTTACATGTTTCATCAACTTCTCCAATAGATTCCATTAAATAGAGTAATATTCTTTTTGCTGTATTTTCATCAGTTATAACTTTATCTAGTACAAATACTAATCTCATTTTATGGTGGTTTTCTTTATGATTAAAAGAAGTATAAATGAAATTTGGTATTATATCTATCTCTTTACAATGTTCAATTATTTCTTCATATGTTCTATGATTTTCTTTAAGATATTGTTCAGTTAATATTTCATAATCAATTTCTGACATCTTTTTAGGTTTAACTGGTTTATTATCAATATCAATCATAAATACTTGTTGTGATATCCAATCTGTTTCTTGAGCTCCGCAATAAGATGGTCTAATAGTTTTTCCTGATAAGATATTTTGTTTAATTTCCTCAATTGAATATTCTTTTGCCGTTCCAATTGCCATTCTGTTTATTATTGTTCCGATTTCTCCACCTTTTGGTTTGCTCTGATAATTTACTTTGTCTGTAATTAATTTGATTCTCATTGTTTTAATACCGCCTTTCAATATTGTATATTATGTTTGCCTTGATTAATAAAAGAGAAGCAGGAAAACACTAAGGCATGTGTTTTTCGATGATCAGTCTATCCTGCTTCTTTTGTGTTAATTTACAACACATAAAAACACCTTAATCAAAGGTGCTTCAATCTAATGTAAATATTATTGTAAAATTAATAAAATCCCAATTTAGGGAATTTGAAAAGTGTTGCTATATAAGGGTTTTGAGACATCAATTATCCATTAAATTTGGGGTTTTATTTGGGGTTGGAGTGGAGAGGATTATAGGGATAGGGATTAAGTTGTAATTTTAATCCCAAATAGATTTTGAAGTCTTTCATCTTTTTTATCCTTGAGATAGCTAGATGTGACCGAAGAATTCTCGTGGTGAGCTATAATTTGTAAATCCTCAAGCAATAGACAATCTTCTTTTCCTAACTTTTTACACATATAATGCTCTCCAACAGAATAATTCTCTAATGAGCTATGTCTTAGACTATGGACGTTAAATTCAATCTTCTTTCCTTCTAATTTACTTAATAAATTACTCATTTCTACAAACCAGTCATAAATTGTCCCCAAAGTTACTGGAGTTTTATTATCACCTTTTCCGGTTATCCACATTTCTTTTAAATCATCATTACCTCTTTGTTTTAAGTACAATTCGGCACACTCTTTAGTTGCATCAAAATAAAGCAATGGAAATTTCTTAGCACGTTTTCCTATTACAATATTTGTATGATTTCTTTCTTTGTCTTCAAAACATTCTTTTTCTACCTGAAATAATTCATTCTTTCTGGCGCAAGAATCATAAGAAAGCATTAAAATTGTTGCTAACATATAATCCTCTAATCTTATCAATTCATCTTTAAGTTTCATTATTTGTTCATTTGATAAAAATACAATATCTTTAACTGGATCTTTTCTTAAACCTTTCACCTTTCGGGCAGTATTAATGTCGTATTCAATCTCATCGTCATCTTCGCAAAAATTTAAAAGACTTCTAAGAGCACTCATTAAACGATTATGTCTTGCATTGGATACTTTCAAATCACCAGTTATCCATAAACTATATCTACGAAAATCTCTTTTTGTTAATTCAAGGAGATATTTGTTATCTAGTTTCCTATAAACGTATAACATTACTATTTTCCAATCTGCGAAATATTGACTAATAGTACCTTCTGATTTTTGATTCTGTTTTAATTCTGCTTTATAATCTTCCATTAATTCTTTGTTTAGAGGATTGACTAAATTCCAATCCTCTTCGCTATATATTTTGTTATAAACTCTTCCTCTTGTCATTAATTCAATTCACTTCCTTTATAATTTATTTTATATTTCTTTAATTCTTTTCATTAGCATTTCGTATAATTGTTCTCTATTTTTCTTTTTGAAATCTTCCTTATAAAAATCAATTAAATTTATATTGTTATTTTTACATAAGTCAATTTTCAACTTAGTTTTTTCTCTATACCACTCATGCTCCATCATACCAAATATCTCAATAGGGTATATTTTATTATTGTATTTAACTGTATAATCAAATCTATGTCTTCTTGTATAGTCCTTTATGTAATTATAATAATAATCCTCTTGCCAAAATTCTAGTATACCACTATTCCCCTCTAACATTGTACAAAAATCATATTCATATGAAGACCTACAATAATTTCCTTGAGGTGTTAACAAACAATTATTGCTTTGTTTATCATCTTTAAATCCTGCAACTTTTAGTGCATTAGTAAAAGTATTAAATTCACTATGGTATTTATTTGCCGAGGCCACCCATTCACAATCATCAACGTCTCTTTGAGTAGGCACTCTACCTAATCTTTCATATAATTCTTGTAAATCTTCAATCAATTCTTCACTTGATTTTTGTCTTCCTATTTCAGTAGGTAAAAAATCACAATATATTTGTAATTTGTAAATTCCACCAAAATGGTCTTCATACGCTCCCATACAATAAAAACCATTAGTTCTTTTCCTTGAGTAGTATTCAATATCTCTACTGTGTGGAGTTCTTCCTAAAATTTTATACAATTCTTTGTATTTTAAAATCATATCTTTTTCTAAAGCTTTATTGTTAAATTCCTCATAATTAATACCAATTTGTTTATAAGCGTCAATAATTCCTCCAAAGCGAGTGTAATATGTACTGCTGTGAGGTATTTCATTAATACTATTAATTTCATCATTTGTTAATAGATAGATATTACTTATAAGTTTTATTTTTGTTTGATACTCTAATAATTTAAGCATTTCTTCATTTGTTAACTCTTCTCTATCAAACCATCGTTCTCTATTTTTAGGTATAATGATATTTGCTAAGATAATTGCATTTCTAAATGATCCAAATCTATCAGCATAAAGAGTATATGAGGGTAAATTATTGGAAGATATAAATTTTCTCTGTGTAGGGAACCCAATATTATTATCATAATCCTTCAGAATTTCCAAAAGTTCTTCATCTGATATATTCTTAAATTCGCTAAAATATAATTTTTTTGTTTGTTCATCAATTTCAAATCCGATTTGATTTAATATGTTTTCCATTGATCCAAATCTGTTGCTATAAAATCTAAATGATGGTAAATTATTTTCTGGTATTAAATCTTTTTGAGTTGGTCTACCGTGTTTATCACAATAATCTTTTAATAATTTAAGTGCGTCTTCATTGGATATGTCTCTATAAGCATCTAATCTATTCATTTTTTTCTGAGGAATTTCAATTTTTGCCATTATTAATGCTTCTTTGAATGAACCAAATCTTTTAGCATAAATATTCCTATCGATATTATATTTATCTCTTATTAGTTTGCTATCTGGAAATCCATATGTATTATTACAATCAATTAATACATCAATCAATTCTTTTTCTGTGTAAAGTTTATAGTTTAATTCAATTCCGCACAAAGTATTTAAATTGGTTAATCCTCCAAATCTAGAATTGATTAATTCTACCGAAATAAAATTATCCCTATCATTCTTATACTTTTCTCTCATTTCATTCTGCGTAGGAGTTTTTCCAAATACTTTTACGAACTCTTTATAAATTTCTATTATTTCCTCATTACTTAATTTAACTTTACTCATTCCTCACAACCGCCTTTCGTTTCATTAATTACTGCCTTAATCCAAAAAAGAAAATTAAGAGGAAAGGATAAATTAAGGCAAATTATCCCTTGTCATGTAGCTCTCCCTATCCTGCTTTGTGTTTTTACACACAAATAAAGACACTATTTCTAGTGCCTAAAATTCTATGTAAAATTATTTATTAACCTTTTCTTTATCAACCTTTTCCTTACTTTCCTTCTTAACTCTAACTTTCTTCTCCTTAACCACAACATCCTTAACCCATTCTAATTTCCCAGTCTTAATGAAATGTGTCAATCCAACAGCGTATGCGTCTGATTCATCTTCATTCTTAAAAACTGTATCAGGATATCTTTTCTTAATTTCTTCTTGTACTTGTTTCTTTGTTGCATTTCCACCCAATATTGCTTCTTTGACTGTTTTAGGAGGATAGTATACTTGCTCAAATTTTTCCATAATATAGTTTAAAATTCCATGTACCCGATAAATTACTTGAGTTGCCATATTAAACCTACTGAATCCTCTTTCGATTACAATTACTTTTGGTGGATATTTATCTTTTAATTCAATCAATTTATCAGCAATTACTTTAAGTCTTTTGCCATGAGATTGACTTTTCTTTGTGGGTATCGAATCAATCAAAATTGGTGTCATATTCTCATCAAAAATACAAAATCCTGTCGATTCCATGGAAAGATCATATGCATGTATGTAATTAATTTTCTTTCATCTCCAATATCCTAATATCATAAAAAGGCATCACAATAAAGCAATGCCTTTTAATTATTTTATATTTATTTATAAAACACATAATTACAAATTCTATCTCAACAATTTTACATCATCACTACTCACATAGCCCTTTTTAAGTAATTGTTTCCACAACCATTCTAATCCCTTACCTGTAACCTTTGTTGTAAAATCTGTAATTACTCCTCCATATCCATTACTATGTGTGCTTGGTTTGAGTTCAAAATATCCTGCATCAATATATCTTTGATAAGGAATATTCCATTCTCCATCACTATCTTGTAATATGTTTTCTATTCTTAATATTTCAAATAGTTTCTTCTCGCCAATTGTTTTATTATTTTTAACTCTTTCATTAAATATCTTAGCAACTTTTCTAACTCCTAGTAACGAATCAGTAACAGCAAATCTATCTGCCATTGCTACTTTTGGTGCTTGGATTTGCAATAATTCATCTTTCTCTGCAATTTGTCGATTTTTATATTCAACTAATTCTCCTACTGCTACCATTCTGCCCTCTTGTGAATTTGCTTTGATAATACTCAAACATAATTTATCTTCTTTGGTAATTTCTAATTCTTTTAATTCAAAATATTCATCAATCATTTGATCTTGAATATCATAAGCTAAATCATCTTCCATAATTCCAACTAATTTTAGATAACCTTTTCTGCTAAATAGATAGATATTATTAGAGCGATTCAGTGAATTTTGAGTATAAATTTCGTGGTCGCAAAGTACGACCTCGGAGTCTGTACCTTTTAAATCAACAATATCTATTCCAAATCTAAATCTTTTAATATTTCTATTTATTTTTTCATTTAAATGCTTTAATTCTACACCGTGTACATTTGCAATTTCTTTTACTAATGCACTTTTTTGATTTTCACCAAACTCACCAAAAATATTATGTACTTCCACATCATTAACTAATACCATTCCACTTACAGTTAATTCATTATTATTTTTATTTTCCATCATTAATTCCTTCTTTCTTCAAATTATTATTTATTGTATTATTCTCTTTCTTCCTACCACACCATCGGCTGAATATTTCTGTCGTCTGATCCCATCCAAACATGGCCCATACTCGTTTTGTAGTTGAATTAATTCCAATTTGTTTTGGGTAAATTTCATGAGATAAATAATAGTTGATTTGCAGGACATTATACAAATATGTTACTTTTTCTTTTGTTTGGATTGTTGTTTCTTTTTCTACTTTTTTATTTATAGACTCATTCATTTTAGTTCCTCCTTTCAGTATATTTGCATCTTATTTTGAGACACATAAAAAGAGCATAATCAATAAAGATATGCTCCTTCAATCAATCACAAAATATTTACTTATCGCAACGTATCCCATAGCAAGCCCTGCCTACCATCCTACTCAAATAATCTTTGTATTTCTGACACTCACTAACATCTTTACAAGTTTTCTCGCAATATTCACTTGATATTAATTTATTTTGCTTTACTTGATTCTTTTGATTTGGATCATTCTTGTTTGTATTTTTGTTTTTAGCCGGATTTGCCATTTGTAACACCTACTTTTTAATTACTTGAAGTCTAACACTTCCTTTAGATTATTTTTGATTCGTTAGATTTATTTAACCAATACAAATTCAAACGAATGATTTATTGAGTTATTTATTGAGTTATTTCAATTGTTTCACTTCAATCCTAAATGACTCAAATTGTAATTCTGGTGAACCAGTATGAGATACACATTTAAAATTTAAAGTAATATCATTTGTTGGTGTAAAATATCTTCTTAATTTTCAACCAATTAAAATGAAGCGACTTGTAAAAGTGCTTCGTTATTATTGTTTACATATTTAAATGTAAATCCTTTATGGTGTTTACGTTTACCTAAACATACGGCTGATATTTTACTATGTAATAATTTTACACCAAATAAACTTTCAGATTGTTTCTCTA